TTATTATGAAATAGAGGAGGATGAGTGATGAAACTAATCACTAAAGAGATAGCTGCCAAACTATCAAAAAATATTGGCGATGCAAATGTTGATATGCCTTACTTGAAGTTGTTTAACCCAGTGGGTTCAGCGACTTGGCTTATCACAGAATACAAGGAAGAGTCTGGTAGGCTCTTCGGCTTGTGTGATCTTGGCATGGGTTTTCCTGAGCTTGGTTATGTGAGCCTGCATGAACTTGAGTCAATTCGTTTGCCGATGGGCTTGGGGATTGAGCGAGACATGTATTTTGAACCAACTAAAACTCTAGCTGAGTATGCAAGTGATGCTCGAAAAGCTGGTTACATTGACACTTATGGAGGTGCGTGATGAATGATAAATCAATAGGAAATTACAGTGATGGCACTGGTACTTACGAAGAGCTTGGAAAAAAACTTGATGAGTTAATTCCAGTATCAGGTTCAGTCGAAAATCCGAAAGAGAACCCAAAGCTCGAAAGATACCGAAAAATGTGCAACGCTTATTCTGATTTGTTTTGTAATGGTGGTGGAAATCCTTGTCGCAGAACTGCTTACTTTTTTCCAAAAACAATCACTTTGGCTAGAGAAAATAGGTGGGATGAAATTCATGAGATAACAGAGCCCATCATGGATAAAGCAATTTTGCTTGCTGCCAAAGAAGCTGGCTTCATCAACACTGGAGGTGAGTGATGGAACCAATAAGGGAGGGTGTTGGAATGGAATTAAA